GGGGCGACCGGCTACATCGACGGTGTCATACTCCAAAACAGCGACAGGAACCGTGTTCATCGTCAGCCACTTGTCGAGCATTCCACTGTTTGTTACCTGCCCTTTGGCGGCGATAAATGGCGAGATGGGCGCTAGAGATAGCGTCTCGGCAATTCTCGATTTCGAATAATTGATGAGCTGCTGAGCACCCTTTTGGGGGCGGACCACGGAGAAAAGCCTGGGCTTGCCGTCCATTATCATCTGTTTTCCCAAGACAGGAATGATCGGAATCTGCGAGCCGGGCCAGGTAGTCTCTGAATCCGGCAGAATCTCCATGCCGTTGGTCTTGCAGAACTTTACGACCGGTCTCGGTCTCTTTGGGCGGGGTTTCTTCTTCGCCATTGACGGCGCAGCATCGTCGTCGTCATCCTCTGCGGCCTGCTCGCTCTCTTCGACATACCAGTACTCAGCGATGCGAACCGTTTCAGTCCCGACCCATCCTGCGTTTTCTCTCTCAGCCTCTGCCCAATCGAGCGATGCAAGCTCCGTATTCGGATAGGCGAGCTTGTATTCCTCTTTGGGGATGTCCTCAACCACAAATGCATACTTCGGCTTGCGATTGAAGCAGGCAGCAACCAAAACTCCAAAGACAGCCAGCGGATCCAGGACCGGAACAACCTTCAATTCAAGGTCATCGCTGTCGTCGTCGCAATAATCCGTCAGGAAGCGGAAATATCCGAACGACCCTCCAGCGGAATACTCAATTGCCGTCTCATAAGCGACTTGAGCCTGAGAATCGTACTGAATGTAGCGCGCGAGCCCTTCGAGGATTTCGGCGGTGTCTTTGTCTTGATCGAGGCGCGGCGAGAACTTGATAGTCGGCTTCTTTTGCCGGGCTTCGTTCGATACCTGCTGGACGAACGTATGACAACGTGGAAACGACATGGCCGGGCGGCTTGCTGCTTCCCTTTGCTGCCTGACCTGCGGATCCCACTGATCTTCCCCGTCAGGCGAAGCGAACTTGAGATCTGAGGTGAACTTCAGGCGCAGGTCTTTCTCGTCCTCTTGAGCCGCAGCGAAGCGCTTGCGGGCCAGGCCTATGAAATCGTCTTTCTTGCTCATTAGTTGAGTGCGGCCTTCCCTGCCATCATCGACTGTTCAACCATCTTCGAGGCTTTGATTGCAATCTTGCCCTTCGACCAGACGCGGCCATAGATACGCGTCAACTGCGCAGCAACTTCGCGCTCAAGGGCTTTACGGGCCTCGGAACGCTCTGTCTTGCCAAGCTTGTCGTATTGTTCCTGAAACTCATTCACTGGATTACGTCGCAGACCACATCGATCACATCGTTTTGCGTGCCAGCAAGCCAGAAGGTTGCGAGGTTGTTCGCTCCGACGCTCGGCTGATCGGTTGGGGGAATAAAGAAGCTCCCACCTGCCAAGAGCTTGATTCCGCGCGTTGAGGACACAAGCGATCCTCCGATGTGGATGGTGTTTGCGGCATTGTCCTGGATTAGAAGCCAGCGGCAAGGAACGAAAGTCGTCGACACCTGCGTAGCTGCAGCGCCGATGGTGACCTGAAAGGTAGTGATTTTGGCATCAGCCGTCAGAGCGAGACAAGCCATCGCGGCCAGAAGTAGCAGTTTTCTCATTGTTGCCTCCTTTAGGCCATCCAGCCGTCTGAACCAAAATGGATTTGATGCTCTGGGTCTTTGCGTTTCGGTGCGACCTTAACCCCAAACGTCATTGCGAGCATGTCAGCACGATCTGGCGAAGATAGTCCGCGCCTCTTCATGTCTTCTTTCTTCTCTAGCTGAATAGCGCCTTTAGGTGAGAAGCCATATTCAACGCTCGTGAGCTGAGTATCAAGCTCGGGATCGTCAGGGATCTGCGCATCAGAGAGCCAGTCCCGCATCTCACCCCAGACCTCAGCGCGCTTGTTGAAATACTTCTGCGGATCAGATGGAGTGTGCCCGCCATGAAACTCGACTAGCAGCGTCTTTCGGTCATAGCCGCGATGCTTGATGTAATCAAAGACTCCTGCGCCGATTCCATCTCCATCGACCACGAATGCATCTGGCTTTTCCTGGTCGATGTACTCAATGCACCTGTCGGCTAGCTGAACGGTATCGAATCCTCGGTACTTGTTCCAGATCCTTGCTTTGCGTCCTTGCCGATCGCCAACAATTGATTCATCATCTCCGAACCGAGCCACATCGCAAGAGCCAATCTTCGGGAGAATTGCCGGAATATCGATCTTGGCTTTGCGAGCAGCCGCAACAATGTCAGACGGAATGAACTGACTGGACCCTGCTCTTGGGAACTCTCCGCGAATACGCACGCGGCAAAAGTCGGAATCTTCGCCATAGTCCGCAATCCACTTGTCAATCTGTTCTTTGTTGGTACCTTCGACCGTACGAGAATCAATCTGGCGTGTCTTCCAGCGGTGTGCAAACTTGCCGAAACACTCTCGGAACCTGCCTGTGTTTTTGGTTGGGTTTCCATAGGCAAGCCAGATAATGACGGTGTTTTCATCTGTCAGAGCGCCTTCGGCTACTTCCCAAATCTTGTCCGGTATGGCGCTCGACTCATCGAAGATCAGCACAATGATGCGGCCCTCGTTGTGTAGGCCAGCAAAGGCTTCTGTGCGCTCAATGGACCACGTTACAAAGTCAGCTCGCCAGGTATCCTTGTGCTTGTCGTCGCGGATCTTGATGAATTCGGACCGACAATCAAACCAGTGCGAGTTGATCGAACGTCTGAACCATTTCTTAGCCTCGGGAACCGTCTTCTGGCCTAGCTGATCTCCAGTATTGGCCGTGATGACGATTCGGGCATCCTGCCAGCAGCTCAGTGCCCAATGAACGATGAATGCTACCTCGGCTGATTTGCCGATACCGTGACCAGATGCCACAGCTTCAAGGTAAGGGACGTATCGAGTAGCAGGGTTCTGAAGATGATCTCTGAGCGCTTCGAGCTTTTCCCTCTGCCAGGCCTTTGGACCCTTCCAGTCTTTCAGCTCTCCATTTTCCCAGTCGTAGGCATACTTAACGCAGGCCTGGGGATCGAAGCGGAACTTGTAGAACTGGTCGACTAACTCTTGCTCAGCTTCGGCGAGTTGTGTGTCAGCTAGCAACCGCCTCCGATATTGCGACAGGCTTGGACACTAAAGCAGCCATGCGGGCATCGTTTCGCGCCGCTGCTGGGTTGCGATTGAGGTAATTCGGAAGCTCCTTCTCTTGATCGAGCCAATTTACCCCGCAGCCGTTGCACCGAATGTAGTCGCTTCGCCGGACTCTTGGCACTTGGCAGAACGGGCAATTCGGTTCCGTCCCCTGTTCTGTTGCCAGCATTCTTCGAAACTCCGTCAGCCCGCTTGTCAGGTCGTTTCCGGTCCCAGTAGGGTGATTTGCATTTGCCGCAGCGCCTTGGTTCGCCATACGAACACCAATCCTTCCCACATCGCTCACAGTGCAGTATCTTCATGCACCATTAGTGTACACGATTAGTGCTTATTCCTTGATCCGCTCCGCTGCCTTAGCCATCCGCTCACTCAGAGTGCTCATGGTGATGTCAGCATCAATGGGCTGTGTGACCTTGCCCTCAAGCCTATCTGCGGCTTCTTTCATGTACATCACGCCAGCCATGCCGCCCTTCATAATCGATTTCACGATAGCTGATTTGAAGCCTGCGACTAGTTCGGGATCGGCCATAAGCTCTTCAAACAAATCAGTTATCGGCTTTTTCTTGGGGCGCCCTGAAGGATTTCCCGATTGCCCTGGCATGAATCCTTTGCCCGTGATTCCACCCAGCAGCTTTTCAGTTGATTGTTCGTTGTTCTCAACGTTTTCAGGCATGTTCAAGGCAGAACTGGTTGGCTTGTTTCAGGATGGCGTAGCTTTGGCGGGTGCTTGCGAGGTTTATTGGAGCAGGCTGATAGATGAGTCCGGGGAGTTCGGCCCAGGCGATTGGTTCTGATTGCTTGGCGGCTACTGAACGTTTCTGCACGATCTGTGCGAGATTCAGATCTCGAATGCTCTTTCCTTGCACAACCCACTCAGAAACGCAGTGTTCTATGCGTCCCTCAGCTTGACGGACTTTTAAGTAGCACTTCGTTGTTACGTTGAGCACGCGTGCAGATGCCAAGACTCCTCCAAGAGACTCTAAGGGCTGGGTTGTCACAGGTAGCCCGACCTTTGAACCTGTGTCAGGCGAGGCAGGACAGCGATACGGCGGGAACAAAATCAAGAATAATCAGTTTTTAGGCTTCGTCAAGCACAAAAGATGTTCCACGTGGAACTATTTGCAAGTTATGTGCGTCATTGGGGAGGCTCCGGGGTGCGCGTCCATGCACCGACACGTAAGCATTCAACAATGTACTTTGACCATTCTTCAGCCGTGAGCATGCTCCCATTCTGAAGCGTGATCATCATCGATTCGTCGCTATAAAGCACTCGCTCCACAATGGTTCCGTTGAGTTTAACGACTCCCTGCCCAAGAATGTTAGGTGGAGGCAGTTCAAGCACATCTCCGGTTATCTCGTTGCGAAATCTCTCAGTTGCAGGTGTCATTTCTCTTGCTCCTCAGGCTCCGTGAGACGGGCCATCACTTGCTCTCCGTAAGACGCTTTGCTGCATCAGCCCATGCGTCGGATTCGGTTGGCTGGAAATCGCTGAGTTTTAGCGGCAGGCCGCTGCTGGGATATAAGCGAATCATCCAGCCGCCCATGAAATGCACCGCGCAACACCCCGGAAACTTCTTTCGGACCTGCTCTGCTGTTAGCTCACTCACTGGTTGGCCTCCCACATCCAAATCCATTTATCGCGCCCTGCGCGGCCGCTCCTTGTATCGGGCCCGCTTTTGCTACGCCCTACTCTCTTCCAGCCATCGAAGCGGTATGTGTTTCCGTTATGCAGGTCAGCGTCTTGATACGAGATAGCGAACCGAAAGCCTAGTGATGGCAGTACGAACTCTCGCCACAAACGCAAGGCAACTCTGCAAAGTCCTGCCCGTGATGCACATAAGCGGGATAGCTCGCAGCAGTTTTCGCGAGTGAGATGCTTCAGACCTCCGCCTACTACTGCTGAAATCAGGTAGGATGTTGTCGCCACTGCAACTAAGTCATCGCGATAGAAAAGTCCGAAACACACAGCGCCCTGATTCCCCCGATGGAGCGGTCCCATCTTATGCCCCCACTTCGATAGAGCAACGTTCGCATCGTCGAGTTCGATAGACGTAAACCGCACCAACGAATTGTCGAATAGATCATTCGGCATGGTTGGCCTCCGGTGGAGCAGGGAGAGCGTTAAGCCATTCCTGAACTTCTTTGGCGTCCTTCTTATGCTGTCTAGCTTGCTTGTCAGATGTGCAGAAGTGAATGCGATCTCCGCACAGCGTACTGATCGCAAGGCTTAAATACGCTCGAATCTCTTGCTCACCCATTCCCGTTCTCCTTCTGAGCAGCGGCCTCGGTAAGTGCTGCGTCAACGGATTTGAGTGCTCTAGAGGCGCGGGATACGACGACTGGCGCGTTACAGTTAAAGCCATATTGAGCGACATGATCTCTAATCCACTCCAGTTCCTTCAAAGCGGCTTGCGTAGCATCGTGGGAGCGCAGGAGATGAGCGTCGGAGCGGGTGGCGAGTTGGGCTTGCAGGTTGATGGCAATGTCCCGATAGATAGCGGACAGCGAATCGGGCGGGTACTTCATGCGCTGCGCAAATACGGCTTCGTGCGCTGCTCCCCACTCTTCGCGGGACCAGTTGCCTGCAAGTAGTGGTGTCGGACACGGCTTCAATTCTTGGCTCATTCTGTTCCTTTCGGCTCCTTAGATCGAGAAGCCAGCAAGTCATCAACAAATCCTCGCGGCGTTAGAAGGCAATTAATTCGAGCTAGCATTTCCTCGTTCACGGTTTCATGCCTTTACGCAGGTCGTTGAGGGCTGCTTGTTCTCTGACATATAGCCGTTTGAATATATCGCGCTGATATGTACCACCCTCGCTGTTAATGAATCCCGCCAGCATGGCCCAATCTGTTTTGCGCTGCTCAATCTCTCGTTCCCGCTCAAGCGTTGCTCCATACGCCACTTCCCAAGCCACGTCTAGAGTGGGACCACTCGCCATAATCCAACTGGACTCGCTGCCTTCCTCAAGTTGCACACAGATGCTAAAAATCGGAGGATCAAATTCGTCATCTTTGTATGAATGTACGAACTCCCACCTGCTTCTCACATACTCTTCGTCGCTCATCTGGCCCTTTCCTGTGCCCGTCTATCCCCTAAAGAATTGCCCACGCTATTTTGCAGGCAACGTGAATGCCTTGATCTACGTTGATGCCGAACCACTTTTCACACTTTCCGAAGTCAGTTATCCAGTGAATCGCAAGCTCGGCAACAAAGAACCAGACGCTACCGGTGATCAGATAAACCATTCCTGCTTGGATCATCGCGTGTGCGGTCAGGCAGTGCCACCACGGGACTCCCGGTACTGGCGTGTGGCGATTCTTTCCCTTTGCCAGAAAGTCACCCTGTAGGGGGTAATCGCAAAGCATATGCCCTGCTAAAAGTAGAATCAGCTTGCCCACTTTCATCCTCCAGTGTGCCCGTCTATCCATAGGGGGCTTAGTTGGCTAAAACACACCTGCGTGAAATCTGGCTTGATATAGCCGCCTTTCGTATTCATCGCGGGTTTCAAGTTTCTCAATGTCTGGGTCTTTGCAGCCCCTATGCTCACGTCTGGCTTGTCTCACGAGTCCTGCGAGGCTTCGATTAGTTGGGCTCATCCATCCGAACGCTCCGCACTGACATACCCACCTGACTTCATCTCTACGACGTGTAGGGCAACCGCCACGGTGATCTTCGTCGGGGCCTGACTTTCCACACTCATGGCAGGAGAAATCTGGACAGGTCACGATGTGTATCCCATGCGAAGCCTTGCAGTGCTTGCAGGAATGCCCTCCAAACACGATCTCTTCAGTTAGAAACTGGTCGCTCATCTGCTCACCTCGTTCTATCCTGGTCAGTAACTTCCGTAGTCTTCGCCCTGCTTGGCTTGCCAGTATGCTTCTATTGCAGCCGATCGAGCATCGTCTCGGGCGTCTTCGTCTCTCTGTAGGGCCGCGCGTAAATGGCATCGACAAGCACAATCTTCAAAAGTGCAAGCCGAACAAACTCCGTGCCTGCATTCCGCTGATTCGCATCCGCTCAAATTCATCTCACCCTCTCGTTCTATCCTGGTACTTCTTCCATGCAGCCCTATTTGGCTGGTTTTTGATTGAACATTCTCTCTAGATCGGCTATCTCGTTTGCGCCTTCGGTCACTGCGAAATCAGCCATCCGTTCAATATCCAGCACCATCACACGACAACCGGGATGCTCCTTCTCGGAGTTGCGCTTCGATGCCTGCACACCTGCCCACGTCTGAATCCAAGTGGCCCACCAAATCTTTCCCTGCACATAGGTCACAACCAGCCAGTTCCCGCGTTCACTACGCTTTCGTGTATGGCGTTTAACTTGATCGACAACCAGCGTTGGGCCATCGAAGCGATAGATCACCGTCACATGGCAGCGGCATCCACACCCACCCTGCTGACATTGCCAGTGATCTTTGCTTTGGCACTGCGTAGACAGCGGCCCATCTTGAGGTGGTTTATAACCATTGCCACCTAATACATCGTCAAGGTCCATTCGCTCACTCTCTTCCATGCAGCCCGTAGTTGGGGGAACCAGCCGGCTACTGAATCCCAAATCACAAACTTACGCTTCATCGATCAGCGCGTCTGACTGCTCACTGATGCCGAGCAGTATCCGGCGCGTCTCATCGTCTTTGCATTCGCTCAATTGACTCAAGAGTCTCGAGGGAAGTCTTCGCCGTGGCGTACTGGTTTTCAAGTCAAACCGCTCAATCCAAGCATCCCGAACTTCATCGCGTTTTCTGCCTACCTTTGCCATCACATTTCCTCCATGATCAGCGGCGAATAGGGCCTGACCGTGACTTCTGTCTGCTCGGGCGATCCATAACGCTTTCGAGCGATGATCTGCACCACCTGGGCATCGTCTTGAAATGCCACTCCACTGAGCGCGTCTAAAACCGCTCGACAGGTCTTATCGATGTCCGGCTTTACTGTGCAGTGAATTACGCGTTTAGGCTTGCTCCTGGGCTTGGCGAAGGTAAAGGTGATGGAAACCTCCACTGGCACATCGCGGGCGCATACAGGCAGGCTTAAACCGTCACGGCTGGCCGTTTCCATCGCAACTTGGGTCAGCGTGTGGCGGTAAGGCTTCAATTTGGCATTGTCGGAAGTGATGAATGCCCGATTCCCGCGAACGAAGGCTTTGGCTGATCCCTGCGGGCGTGGTGTGCCAAAAGCGATGAAGGTTAGCTCTTGCACGTTTCCTCCACTCTGCTCAACAGTTCAGCAATCCAGGTCGTTAGCGGCTTGATCTGCGTCGAAGCACAGGCAGGGCAGTAGGAATTGGAATTGTGGACGTGCCCACAGTCATGCTCTAAGCAGAGATATGCGCCCTTGAGCGGGAAGTGCTGGAGCTGGCTTAGGTCGGTCATGCGGCCCTCGCAATTTGTCGCTCTTGAACGAGATCGCAGTGAGCGCATATCCGCTGCTGAATACGCCGATTCCCATATACTCCGGTAGTAAGCATCTCGGCTGGGCTATCGGAATTTCCCCACGTTACATTCGCCCACGGTCCCCAGTGATGACGCCATTTGGAGCAATCGGCATGCTCGGAATGCAGGACAATGCTAGCTACTGCCAACCCAAACGCCAGAATGCTAAAAAACTCCCTCATGCCAACCCAAACTTTCTAGCCACAGCCACAGCTACGTGAAATACATGCGCTCCGCAAAGACAGACTGCAAGCCAGAACAAGATCACGAATAGCAAAGCGCCAATCAAAGGCCAGTTCCAGCCGTGCCTAAATTCGCGCATCTCGTGGGCCCACCAGGCGCGGGTCATCGGGCTCCGCTTCTTTCAGCCCATGAGGGCATCTGCTCAATTGCGGTTTGGCGGTCCACCAGTGGGCAGCGCTCTTCGTACTTGCTGCCATTCGCAACCCAGGTGCGGTAGTGAGCGTCGAGGGATGCGCAGATCAGATCCCATTGCCCATCTGTCAGCGCGAGGTCTTCAGGCATGATCTTGCGGTAGCTCTGGCAGGGCACACACCACGTCCGGCCTTGTTCGCCTTTCGGCACTGACATTCCCACGATGTTTCCGCACTTCGGGCAAACTTGGTTCTGCCACTCGGGAAGGTTCTGCCTCATGCGGTTATGTCTGGCGACCGTCATCGCCTTGACCAGCGCAAGCAAGCCGCCGATTTCGGGGATAGCTGGCTCGTATTCGCCGCGTTTCATTTCCGAGAGCTTTTCGAGCGCTGTTTCCACGTCCTCAAACGGTTCGCGGACCAGTCGATTGCTGTACAAACTCAAGGAATCCACGTCCATCTTTTGACCCCTGAGCGTCGCCGTCGCTTGGAGAAGAGTTTTTACCTGATTCAGCGGCGATGTCCGCGAGGCTTGGCCTGTTGTTTTGGGTTCCATTTTTCGCTCCCGTCTTTGGTTCGAACACATCGGTGTAGCAGTTGCGGATTGAGTTTTCGAGACTAATGAGCGGATCTAAACCGCTTTCTTTGAACTCTGTGAGCCGTTTGATAATGCGAAACCGGATTGGATCGGTCATCGCAGCGCGTTTTCGCTTGCGCACATCCTCGTACTCGAACCACAAGTTTTCGGGAATCCAATCAGGAAGAGGAATAGAACACTTCCTAACTTTTGTTTTCTTACCCGAAGGTGAAAGTGAAGGGGTTGGATTTTGCTTAGGAGTTTGGTTAAGCAAATTTGGATTTCCGCCCTTTAATCCGGCGCAAGTCCTTATTTTCCGTATCTCCTCATCCCGAACCATCCGCCGATTGAAAATCGCACCTGTTTCCTCTTCGCGAGATGCCACACCGGAGGTTAAGAGCCTGCCTAACGTTTGGTTGAAGCTTTGGTTATCCAAACCAATAGCGCGGGAAATCTGATCGTCAGTCATAGCTCGCCCGTTGAGTACGAGTACCCCACGGCGCTCCGAGTCATGCATGAGATCGAGCATTTCGCGCCACACCCCCCTGTCATGGAACGAGAGCGATTGCACCGCAAGATCCTTGCGCCAGTCGCCTGCGTACCACTGAAAAGCAGGAAGCTTCTTATCTTTCCCCAACTTGTCCCCATCTCCCTAAACAGCTAAAACGGTTTACTTCACGCGGGCGCGCGGATTTCCGTGCTCTGCTCGATGACAATCCCCACAGAGAGCCCTGATGTTTTCGAGCGTGTCTCCGTACATCCGTTTATTGCGGATGTGGGCCATGTGGTAGCTCTGGCTGGCTCCAGTCCATGCATCCCACATCAATCGCTGTCCGCACTCTTGGCAGTGGCCTCTATCGCGCCTGAAGCACTGTAGGCGTAGCTCTTCCATCGCTTTGCCAGACAGCCGCACAATTCCTTCTTTGCCCACGCGCACCTCAGCACGTTTCTTCTTCCTTCGCCGTATTGAAGAGTAGGGAGGTAGTGGGCAGGGATCGCTCATACGGCGCACTCCTTATATCGACTCCATGCCTCACTCATTCTTTTCTCCAGAACATGGAAGCACTCCTCTGAGCAAAATTCGATATAAGGGCGGTTATTGCACCCGCCCTCACCCTTTTCTCCGCCGCATCCAAGGGCATGGAGATCGTTGCAGCAGTAGCATTTATTACGGCATACGACGCATTTGGTGATATGCGTGGACACTTATTCCCCTGTTGCCAAAACAAGCTCTGGCTGCTTCGGCGCTTCTGGATTTGCTGTTCCATACTTCTGTTTCATTTCCACGATCTTGAGCAGCTTGCCGCCTGCGTTGCAGACTGCGTTTCCGATCTGCGGAGTCACGCGCCCAGATATGAGGTCGGACATGAGCGTGCTCATCAGGTTGGCAAAGTCGGTTCCTGTCTTCACGCCGCTGTTTGCAATCGCGAGCGATGCCGGTTGAGGTGCTCTTTTACTTCCTTGTACTTTCTTTTTCCCGTTCTCCATTCCCCTATCTCCTTTGCTTGTTTTTGCTCTTCAATCACATCTGGCCAGCGTTTGATTATTCGGCCCCTGCCTTGCTGACCGTCATCTTCTGCGGGGTCAATGGCAACCCCTTTGTTGCGCTTGTTAGTGTGGCCTTGAATCCATTTGTTCCATGGAAGCGAAACTTCCCATCCGCAGCCACATGCGCAAAGAGGATTCACGGCACCCCCGCCAAGTTGTCATCGAGGAACGCATACCCTGGACTCATTGGGTCATCGCCCATTTCGGAAGCTGCTAGGGCTTCATGGCTCAGTTCGAATTCAACGGTCGTCTTGCTTTTGGGAGCAGACTTGGCGGGGTACATGCGGCGTAGCTTCTCCATGCGCTCTGCAACGTGCTGCATGGTCACTGTGGCGGCTTCCTCGATCGCATCGAACATCGTCTGATCCGCTTCCAAGCGCTTCTTGAACATGCGGAACTCATCAGGCAGTTCAGGAGCAACGTCAGGCGGGCAGTAGGAAACGAAATCCCACCATTGGCGCTCGCAGCAGAGCATGTTGGTGTACATCTGCAGCATGTACTCTTCGGGGATCGCGTCGGACTCCAGATAGGAGCAGTGCGTAGAGAACAGAGGGACTTTGATTTCAAGCCCCCCGTCCCTTCCAACCAGCCCATCGGGGCTGGCCCCCAGGAAATCTAATTTCGGGTGGAGCACAAAGCCGGTTTCGTCTACTTCGTTGCCGGTCCGCATCCAGTATTCAACTCGCGCCTCGCCCTCGTACTGACTTCCGATCTCCATCGGCTTCGAGACGTAGTGATCTGCACAGACTCCGGTGATACGCTCCCAGGCGAGCTCAGAAACGTAATCCCAATGAGACTGTTTCCAGTCGCCGGCATCGCCGTTCTTTGATTTGCGGGAGAGCTTCGCCATTGTGTCCGCCATGCGCGAGGCGGTCACCAAACCAGTTCTAGCCTGCATCCACTCAGCGGAGTGTTGTGTCGAGCAAACGATCCTCATTTGAACCTCGCAAGGCACTCGTTAAAGATGGCCGTCATGCGTGATCCGGCTTTGGGGCTAACCGACTTGGCATAGGTAAGGGCGCTGGCAAACTCGTTCTTTAATCGCGCCGGATCGGGGCATGCCTTCAGTGCATCGGCCCAATCCTTTAGCTTCGCGGTCTGCTCCTGGGTCCAGTGCTCGGTTTCGGCGGGCGTCACACCATCGTTGTCCTCGTCTTCAGGCGCGAGCCCGAGGATGGCAGTGGCCGTGTATCTCTCCAGATACGTCTTAGCGCTTCCACGGGCCTGTATTGCGTTTCGGCCTGGGCCTGTGTCAGGAGCCCCGCCCATCGAAACCGCCTCAGAGTGGCCGGCAATGTGCCTGAGAACGCACGTCACTTCCATCCATTCGGGCGAGTCTTTGGTGAGCTTCCATGAAATGCTGAGGCCGTGCTTAGAAAGGGCAGGAGTGACGAGCTTGACGATCCCGCCGAGCTCTACATGCTTCTTGCCCTTGAGCGGTCCATCCTTCACTTCCTTGGTGCGGATCAGCGTGAGGGATTCGGCCTTGAAATCGGCAAAGGCTACATTGAAGGCTCGACGTGCCTGGTTCTCGTCCTCACGCTCTTTCAGCGCAATCAGGCGCTCAATCGTGTCGATTCCAGCTCCCCGCTCAATGGCGTACTGAATGATGCTGGTTTCGACGGGCTGCGCGAAATCAGGATCTAGCTTGGTGAGAGTCGTGGTCATGCTGCTGCCTCCGGCGAATCGTTGTTCATTTCCAGCGCGCGATACGCCACATAGAAATGAAAGTTGCAGAGCCATGCTGTGTACCAGCGCTTCTGAGCTTCGTTCTTGCAGCCCTTTTCTTCACAGCAGGCAGGCTTGGGAGGGATGGGAGGATTGGAAACGGTGATGTGCGGATGCCAGTTGGGGTTGCGGACGAAGGTCATTGCGCCCTCCGTGTTGCCAGCACCCAGGCGCCAATCAGAAACGCTGCCGCAAAAGGAATTGCAACCCACTCCTGCTTCCAAGGGGCAATCACTCCTGCAAAGAGCAGCGCAGCCAGCGTCGAACCTGCTATCACTCGCGCAAACTGAGCTAACTGCACGCGCTTGTACTCTTCTAGGGGCATTGGAGGGTTGTTGCGGCGGTCGGAAAGAAGATACTCGTTCATTGCTGCACCGATTTCCCGCACAGGGCGATGTACTTGTCTCTGGACTCACGTTGTTGTTTGCGAGCGGTAGTCATCGCTTCGTCGAGAATCTCCACGATCCGATTGCAAGCGAGCAGATCGGTGTAGGCTTCTTCAAGCTCTGGGCTGCTACAGATGGCTAATTCTTCTGTGGGTTGCTGGCTCATGGCGGTCCTCTTCAGAAAATGTCTGTGTCGATCAAGCGGCCTTCAAACTTCGGTTCAGCCCATACTTCGACGTAATGACGTTCTTTCGCCGGATAGTAAGGGCGACCATCCGGAATGGCGACCACAAGAAAAGGATCGGGATGATCTTCGAGGCTCTCCACGTATATTTCGCAATCGGGAATTGCCTGCTTGATCTGGACAGCCTTAGCAAGCACAAACTCTGGGATTGGCTGGCTATATTCGCTGATTTTGGTTTGGACCCATGCTGGCCCACTGAAGCGGTTGAAGCTTTTAACCTCAGCCATCGCTGCGGTTTCTTTAAGCCAGTTCTTCATCAGGGCCGCAGTGTGCTCGATCATCTGCTCTTTCTGATATTTCGCCACATCATCGTTGCGCAGAACCTCAATTTCGGCACTTTGCAAAGCCGCCTGTAGGGGCGTGAGTTCGGTCAGCACTGCAACCGACTTTGCGAAAACGTCATAGCCCAGAATTTCTTTTGCGCTCAGAGCTAAAGACACGAGAGCGCCATTATCTTCAGAGGCACTCAGTGATACTTTGCGAATCTCGGTCAATTGCATTGGATAGGTTCCTTTCCGTTGAACTGCCGAGCCTGAGAGTGAATTCTGCGCTTTTGCACTACGGAAAAGCCGAGGTGCATGGGTTACTATGCGCTTTTGCTCTCAGGCCCTAAAATCGGCGAAGGTCACTGTTTCTACCCTCGCCTTTGGTTACCTGCTACGCTGCGCTATGCAGCTTTAGAAGTTTGCCGTGGAACATCCCAGTAAGCCGATTTGCACTTGGCGCAGGCCTTTGGCTGCTGCATACGCGATACCCAAACATGCTGGCACCGTTTGCACTTGTGCTCATAGCTGATGACTTTTTTCATGTGCGACCTACTTTAGTGACTACTTTGGTTGCGTGTCAAGTGGAAAAGTGGTTCCGCGATCTGAATCAGTTCATAGCCAATCTTCAACCAGATACCGAATCAGCATGTGCGCCAATGATGCCTGATCCTTCATCTGTGGCGAATGTGGCAGGATGCGTCCATTCGCAATCTGACGTTCAACGGCAGCCAAACGCTCCAGCATATCAGCTCGGTATGCATGGCCCTCACGAGCAATGTCGCGCGTTTTGTTATCGCAAAGTTCACACATTCTTATGCCCCCTCTTAGAATCTGGAATCAGCTTTCCAAATCTAATGCGCTCCTCTTCTAAATCATCCTCACTCGGGGAAAGACGCTCATCTTGAACCCTACGAAGAGCTGCGATGATCCGCAGCGCATCCTCGACACCGACGCGGCCCTCGACTGGAGAGGCGTCAAGCACAGCCTGAACAGCTGCCCAATCGTCAACGGGTTCGGAGACTTCGTTGAACGCTTTTGCTATATGTGCAGCTGTTTCCATCTTGATATCCACGCAAGCGGAGCAGTAGATGGTTAACGGGTCGTTTGTGCTGAAGAGTTTACCGCAAGACCGGCAATCAATCTCTATCATGGTTGCATCCTCACTTAACTACTGTAGTCGCTACCCGAGTATATGTCAACAGTTATTTTCGCCCACCCGGAAACGCTATTAGTTTCACTGCGGGAGCAGGATCGAGCGCCAGTTTTTCTACTGCGACAGCCTTCTTCTGGAGCCTCTGCGCTGAATAGCGGTTCCTCATCTCTGCGGTGTTGTGGCCGAACAGCTCACGAAACGTCTGATCTGATACGTCTGGATCTGATAGCAGCTTGGTGCAGAAAGTTGAGCGCATATCATATATTTTGAATGAGTTAAGCCCAGCCTCCTTCAGAATGCTTCTAGCTGCTTTCTGAATGCCCAGCATCGGCTCAGTAAAGATTGCATGGGAGTCTCGGTTCTTTCTGTCTATGTGCCTTCCGTGATGAGGCAAGAGGTAATCGGTTGGCTCTTTACCACCAAGATCAGACCAGCGCTTCAGTAACCATCTCATCGAGCGTAAGGCCAACCAGTTCAAAGGGATCGTCCGAATGCGGAAGGCGTTCTTCGTGCCTTCGTTCACTGTGATGTAAGGCTTCTGCTCATCGAGAAACACGTCTTCGCGCTTCAAATGCCTCATCTCCCCAAAGCCCATCCCGGTATTGGCGAGAACGATCATGCAATGGCCGGCAACCAGGCGCCGGCGTTGAGAAGCATCGAGCGCGCAGGCAATGAACCGTCTTTCCTCTTCTTCGCTCATATTCTGGCGCACCTTCTTCTTCTCTACCGGCAAAGGTCTGTACACGTCTTTCATGTGCTGCCAGAGGTTGACTTCTTTCAAGATCGGCACCAGGACGGAGTTTACTTCGATGTTGATTCGGTAAGCACATGCGTGCAAAAGACGGTCTCTCTGATAAGCCCTGACCGAGCCTATGTGCATGTTTTCAAGTGGGATCTGCTCAAAGAACGCAGAGAGACTTTTCACGTATTGCCGGTAGGTTCTGACGGTTCCCGGCTTGACGTAGGTTTTGTGGTCTTCTAACCAAAGAGATGCTGCGACACTGAACGGCATGGAGCGTTCTAGCATTTGAGTGGCCCTGAGTTTTTCGCAAAGAGGGCAGGGGAACTGCCCAGAATGATCGTGCTGGCTTTGTAATACAGGGGTGTCGTGCATGGAATGCCACCTTTGGTTGATTACGGGTACCGTTACGAAAGGGGCCCATGGCAAGGAATTGGTAACTGTGGGGGAGTCAAATAATTGCACATCTTGATTCCTGTTGCAACATAAAAGTTATGCCGTTATAGTTAATTCGTGCATAACTCAGTAGACATGGCGAATCAGCGCACAGGAATAGCCTTCAGCCCAGAGGATCGGGAGCTGATTGCAGAGATTCAGAAGGTGCTGGCGAAGGAGCAGGGTCCAGTAAGCGCAGCTGCAGCGATCCGCTATGCTCTCAGGCAGACGGTTGCTGCGCTGAAAAAGGGAAAGTGAGGCACCCATGAGACTAGCTCTTGTGTTGATGATGGGGAGGAGATTATGCCTGTAAGTTCCATGGAGCGGTATCGCATAGAAGATGAGGAGAATTGGCGGGAGCTAATGCCGCAGATACCCTTTATACCGTTTAAGGCAGGGTGGGAAGTTGCCGTGATTCCTCCTTATGCGGGAGCCGTGGCGCGATTCTTGGTGCGTGAGACTGCTAATCCAAAGAGCCGGGTCAGCGTGTATCTGGATTGGTTCGACAAGCTCGGATGCGTCGGCAAGCCATATTGGGAGGTATACCCGATAGACGGCGACGTTCAACGCTGCTTGCTAAATGAGGTTGATGATTTGGTTCAGATAATCAGCCGATCTTTGGAAGAGCAACTGCCCAATCCAGCCTCTATGGAATAGAGTAAGCCCCCTTCTGGCGTTTGGGATGAGGAGAGAGATGAGATGTTTGTTGAAGTTGAGCAGCAGCCCGATGGAAGCTGGGTAGATGCACGCAGGTTGCCCAGCTATGTTCCCTATAGTCAGTGGGGAATACTTCGCATTCAGCCAAACGGTGACCGCAGGAGGGACCGCGACCTAAGACCGCACTGGGGGATTCATAGCCAAATCGAAGGTGAACCAGAAACCTTCCGTTCGCTTGGCCGTTCGCTGATTGCGTGCCTCTGGAATCTCCTGCTGCATTCCCTTGGAAAGAAATGGCCCGACGAGCGCGGAGAATCGAGGCAGCCATGAACCCCCTCTTAATCCTCTTCCTGATCATCGGCGCCTATCTCATCAGGTGAGCATCCCCCAGAATCAGGGCGAGACACCAGAAGCTGAGTCCGAGCCAGCCAAGGTTGATTCTGGGCGGGGTGGGGATGTTGAAAGCTGCGAGGAGCAGGCAGACAAAAGCGAAAACCATCAAAATCAAGGTAAGCATAGGGTCTCCTGCTAAGTACGATGCCGAATCCTCATATGACGGGCATAAAAAGACCCACCCAAGATTGCTCTCAGGTGGGGTGCGAAGGTTGAAACGTCGATTAGGGAGTCGGCGGGGTCAATTCCTTGTTGGCCGCCGCGATGATGGCGTCGTCATTCGCGTTCGCCTGGGCAAGCAATTCCTCAACAGTCTTGGTCGGTACTCCTGCCGCGCGCAGGGAGTTGATGAGTTGGACCGTGAGCGGAAATAGCTGCTCCGAAAGTGCAACGATCTGGGCGATTTCCTGTGCTGTCATTGGATTTGGCCTCCCAAGGTCACTTCAATGGTTTGCAGGATGGATTTGATTGAGGTCAGGGCCAGAGTGAAGTTTGCCTGAGCCGCCGGCGACTTCAGAAACGTTCCGCCCTCCTGGTTGATCGAGTCCACCGCTTTTACCGCCGTATCCAGACAGCTAACCACAGCGCCCTTGTTCGGAGCTGCTGAGATGCAGGCATTTGCGGCCTTGTCCGTCTCAGCCAAGGTAATGAACTGCCGCTGAATGAACTGGTGCTCTTCATCGGGAATCAGCTTGGAGTTGTGCGCAGCGATCTCGCCCTGTTGGGCTGACTGCATGACCACGGTGACCTGAAGTGAGGCTTTAGCGGCACTCTGGGTGGTTCCGGCAGGACAGCCGATCATCGGCGCTGCTAGGAAGCCTAGGACGCCCAGCAGCAATACTTTCTGTGCGTAGTTCCTCATGGTTTTGTTCCTTCCGGTGGATTTGGTCCAACCTTGATTGTTGAGGTGTCGGTTGCGATGGTGTTCGGAGGGATTTCGGATGGATCGCGCTTGGTTACGTCTTTGCCTGTGAGGATGGTCGACGCGATTGAACCCAAGGACGCTACCAACCCTGTTCCAGCGACCAGCGCGGCGATTCTGAGGCTCGGGTCATTGCGTGAGGCTGCGAACAGATAGACCATGAGCCCGACTCCCAGCGTCAGGCAAATCAGCGCGATCATGTTGATGGGCGGTGTTTTCATGCTTGCTCCGTTTCGTTCCACTTCGCTACGAGTACGTCTGCTGTGTGCGCGTGCTGACCATAGGTGTTCCCCGGCAGGCTGGCCCAAATATTTGCAACTTTGAATATCGCGTCCTCTATGTCTCCGGCTTCGATGGCTCCGTCTGCCCCTTGCTCATGGATTTGCCGGAGGGCCACGGCATCTTGGGAGGCAGGGCTGAAATCAGGTAAATGGAGCATGCCCTGGTACGCCCGCCAGTACCGGAGAAGAAGCTGATAGCGACCCGCGGCAGTGGAATACAGTGCTCCCACTCCGTCATGTGCAGGTCGTATGAGCTTTGCGGGTCGCCCCTGTGCGAAAGGATGATCTGAAAAGTCGGTGAAGACTTCAGGCCCTTGAGGTCCGGTGACCACAACATCATAACCTCCGCATTTCGTGAGGCGGTTGGTGCTGGTCCCTTCAGACCATGCGATCAGATCGAGGAAACGTTTCTGGTTAGAGGTCATCACGCTGCGGGGTGCTGTGCGTCCTCATCCAATCCCTTGCAAGCGCATAAATCGCATTCTCATTCGGAATCATCTGTCCAGTGAGAATCAGATGAACCGTGCGCGGAATCAGCTCGGCATCCGGATTCGTTACCCCTGCAGGTAATGGGCGCTCAATAAGTTCGGTCATAGCCTCCCCTTTCGCATACACAGGTACATGAAAAGGCCACAGACGCCCATCTCTAACATCAGCATTTGATTGATTTCCTTGCTGACCAAGATAGCGTGTTTCCTGTGGCGATAAAAGGTCAGACGTCACATCACTCTTCGCCGTCTTCTTCCTCGGTGACAACATGCTTCTGACCGTCTGATGTCTCGATCACGGCAGGAAATTCATTGATCTGAAGAGCGGGAACGGGTGGGCAGGCTGGCTGCCCGGGTCCCCCGCAGGGTCCAAGAACGGGTTTCGGCATAGTTTCTCCTTATTGCTGACTGAGTTGTGGTGCGTTCTGTGAATGCTGAGGTCTTTCCCAATCTGAATGAAACGTCATGTGGTTAAGACCCCAAGAGAACAGGGCGATTAAGATCATGATGACGATTCCTTGAAGGGCGATAATGACTCTCAGCATTCCCTTGGCGGTATCTCGGTCCATCCTCAGTTCGCGAACATCTTCTTCCATATCGCAAACGCGAGGATCTAAGAGTTCCAGAGTCGACTGCACTTTTTCCAACTCCTGTTCAAGGCTTCCCGAGCCCCGTTTATAGGTCACCCCATCACCCCGTCTGCGTCCTAGATTTGCCATATAACTTGGTCACTTCAAAATGACGCTTATATCTGGTGCGGTTGGAGGAACTATCGGCGGCGTCGGAATTGTTGCCTGAAAGATGGCACTCGCCTTGCTTGGGCCACCTCCTGAAGTGAAGGTCACCGTTGCATATCCGCAGTAGGTTCCACCTGACACCAGCGTCGAGCCCGTGTCCACATAATCCCAATGCGTGTTGGTCGCAGAGACATTCGACGCCGGTGGCACCAGGGCCGTCTGCACGTTGATATAGGCCACATCTCCCGCTGCCGGGCAAATACTCTTCGCAGGAAGGACCACGCGCCACACCTGAGCCGTGCAGGGTGTCGTAGTCGTGCAACTTGACGCGTTGATCGCATAGGTTGCGGTGTGGGGTGTCTGCCCGAACGCCAAGCCAAACGAGAAGCCGGGCAGGCCGAGAATTGCCAGTTTGATGAGCCGCTTTTTCATTGAAACCTCACATTGCCTGATAATTTGACGTTGCCTGCAATCTGAACCTGAATGGTGGGAGCAGGGCCAATGACATAGACTGCCGTTCCCACCGCTGAATCGAGATAGGACGCTTTGCAGCCAATCGCATTCACTGTCTGCGAAGTGCTTACCGAGATGGGCGTTGAGTATGTCGTGCTTGAACAAGTTGGCGTCGAGCCATCTGTGGTGTAGTGCAGAGAAGACCCGCTGGTAGCCGTGGCGATGGTTACCGTCTGAGCACTGGCATACGTTCCTGATCCCGGTGTCAGGGTCGGAGTGGCAACCTGAAGTTGAGTTGTGACTATGGTCAGAGTCGAATTTGCGCCTAGAGTGAAGGAGCCGCAGGGCGAACTGGTGCAGGTTGCTGTTGAACCCGTTCCCGTGATCGAGGTGATCGTGTATCCAGCCGCAGGGGTGATCGTGTAGGCGCCCAGAGTTGTGCCGGAAGCATAGGTACCTGACGTGTTCGTGGTGCCTAAAACCGTTGCGTTCGGCGAGGTCACTGTGAGTGTGTAGGTTGTGACTGGGGTGATGGTATACGCTGCTGAGCCAACTGTTGAATTCGTAAATCCTGGAGCGGTTGCAAGGGCCTTTAAAGTTTGAGAGGTCGCTACCGATACCGGAAGGACGTAGGGCCTGCTGGACGTTGTCGGGGTGGAACCGTCGTTCGTGTAATAGACTTCAACCCCATTGAGGTTGTAGCCAACAAAGGTTCTCCAAACGTTCTGCGAAATCGTTACGCTTCCCGCATTGATGTCAATTTGAGTCTGGGTATTCACTTCGTTAGGAGTAAACCCGGCTTTGTTGACCGGCTTCCCTCCCGGTGTATTTCCGGTTACCGAGTCAATCCAGTTGCCGCAGAATTGCGGTGTCCCTGCCGTGACATCCTGGAAACATGCCGCGTCGTAGAATTCGCAGCTTGAACTAGAGCTAGGGCTGCAACCAGGTTCGCGGTGGTCGACAGTTGCGATGAATATCTTGTGATTCGCAGGCCAAGAGAATGTGGTATGGACCGTCCCGTCCGGTTCTTTTAAGTCCATCTCTTTCCAGCCCGAACAGCCTTGCAGGCAATAGAACATCTTGCTCGAGGAGAAGTTGAAATGCTTTCCGAAGCCGAAATAATCGTCGTTCGCAATGGTGTGGTTGGTGTCGAATTCCGCATGAACGCCCGTGGCTGAAGTATTGTTGATGTCCATGCAACTGACGGTCAAATAGTGATCAATGGCATCGCTCAACGCCTGCGTCATCGTGTTTTTGTTTGGCGCCAAAAGCGAAGAGTCAAAGTTTGAGGGTGTCGTGGTCAGGCTATAGAACGCTGCTGAGTTTGAAACCGGTACAGGGAAATTCAATCCCAGCCATCCAGCAGATAAGCCGCTGAATTGAGCAGAGCATGGGTTAGCAGTCGATCCTCCGTATGTCGCGGTGATTGCCGCCAGAGAATCATTGCCCCCAGCGCCCTTGCCATTGTCGAGAGCATGTGTTCCGGTGCCTGTAATCGTCGAGCTGACGACGCTGCGCGCTGCGCACCCATTCGTGACTCCCGAGCTTTGCGCGGCGGTCGTACAAGCTAGTTGCCCGTTGCTCACGATTCCCGAGTTGACCGGCTGCCACACGCCAGCTACGCATGAGGTCGCGCAATTGGTATAGAGGTTTCTGCTGGGCGTGTCTCCATTCGAGGCATTAGCGTTCGAACCTTCGTTGGTGGTGATCTGGACGTCTGCGGTTCCCTGGCTGTCCAGAATGGAAACATTCTGCGCTGTGGCGTAGGTACCAGCGGCTGGAGAGAAGGTTGGCGTGGGAACAGTCGCACCCGGCGTATACGGGAAGGCTAAAGGCGTATAGATCGCCTGCCAGTGATTAGCCGGCGAACCGTCGCAGACAAAGAACGTGTTGGTGTCTGTTTCCCAATAGCCAACGCCATAAGAACCTGTGGGTGATCCCCCAAACGTCGAACCCGGCCCGGCTGTGCAGGTTCCGGGACGGCCAGAGTGCAATCCAAATCCAGTCCCTTGCGTGCCGTTGAACGATCCTGAACAAGCGCTTCCGGCATTGCCGCAGTCGGGATAGACGTCGCGGTTGTACTGCGAAGACACATCGTTGATGGCGCCTTCGTTCGCCGCCGCTAGGGTGTTCATCCACATGTATTCGGGTTCTAGCTTCTGATGAGGGTATGCGGGACTGCCGATGCTGATGAGGTCGCCCTGGCCCCTGCCGACCCCGTCAAGGCACGGATAACCCGTAGACGATGAGCTGTTCCCATCCCATGCGTCAGTCCCGCCCTGCCCCGCTGCGCTTCGTACCGTCGTTCCGCAGTTGCCACTCCACGGAGAAATACCAGAATCCCCCCCAACGAAGTTACGCGGAGCACCGGGAGCGTTGAAGCGGTTAAAGCCCGCAGCGAGATTGTTTCCCCAAATGAGCGATGGGCCGCCGTTCTGCCCTACGATGGCGTCTGAATTAGGGGAGCCGTCCGCATAGTTGTGATAGATTTCCGTTGCTCTGCAGCTTCGCCCCGCTCCCGCGTCGTTCTTCGTGCCATGCAGGGCCATGACAAAGATGTTGTGAATGGTGTTGTAGCGAACGACTAGCTTCGCGCCGTTATAGCAGTCGGTCGGAGAGCCGCCGTTAAATACGTTGCTTTCGAGATACCAAAACTCGGTTGTGCCCCAATTCGTCGCGTTGGCCCATGCCTGATTTCCGATGCCGTCCGAAGAAGCAAAGTCTCGAAACCCATTGCCCACATTCGATTGATTGCCGAGGTCGAAGCGGTTGTGATCGGCTACGCCCAGCGTATCTCCAACCATCTCCGACATTGAATCGTTCTGCCCGTTTTCGTCGAAGTGGTTGTGGTCGATTTTGACGTTGTGCGAATTTCCCCCAATTACGAGAAGGCCGTCATTCTTCGCTGCGTTGGCTATCGGCTTGAATGTGATGCCGGTGATGCGGAAATTGGTTGAGGTCCCTCCGGTCGTGATTTGGATGAGATGATTCTGCCCGTTGGGCGTGAATCCATCGATAATCACGGTCGAATCCGTTGCTGTACATGCCCAGGTTGACTGACCAGCGGTTCCAGTGCAGTTGACGGTCGTTGCGCCCTGGATTGTGAGATTTGTTACTGCCGCAGGGACAGAGTAGTTGAGCGCGCTGGTCCACGTCGCGGAGCCTGCCGGGATGTTGACCACCACTGTAGGATTGGTGTTTCCGGACGCAGGGAGAGCAGCCAGAACCGCCGACTCGCTTACCGAGGCAGCCGTGCATGTCGACGTAGTGCAGGTCTGCCCTTCGGCGATCATCGCGCCGAACAAAATCCCGAGAACCATTGCGATGATTCTTGCGATTCTCACTAGTTGACCCAGATATAGCCGGAGCAAAGAACGACCGTCCCGTTTGGTGTCCAAGCTCCGGAAGAGTTGTCATAGCGGCGGATTGTCATTGCATTTGAATTGGCTGACACCGATCCCGCGCCAGACGTGCCTTGGGTAACCGTTTCCTTGCAGGTCAGAACCCCGCCAGAACCAGACGAACTCGCGGTTACCGGGAGCGTAATATTGAATCCTCCCGCGCAAGATCCTGCGGTCGTGAGAGTGATCGCCATATTGATAAAGGCGGTTTTTCCCACCTGCTGAACGTTGACGCTTGAACTGATGGTCGTGGCGGTTCCTACCACGCAAGTCGGGGCTGGAGTGGTCGTCGTGAAGTTGTTGAACGCGCTAGTGGCCGCTCCGCCGAGGTTTGAAAGGCCCGTAGCCGCATCGGCTGCCCCCGTTCCTCCATTAGCGACAGAGACAGGCGTTGAAATCGATGACGTTGGATTGTTGACCTGCGCAATTGCGTGCGAGGTAAAAATCAGCGCGAAAAGCAGAATCGCCCTCTTCATATTTTCCTTCCTAGTCCACAATCCAGTTGGTTCCATCGCAATAAGCTGGAACATGATTCGATCCACCGCCCGTAATCGTTGCCGCATAGGTTGCCGTGGTTGAGTCGTTTACCGATCCTCGCGAGCCTTCAGCTGCTCCGTTGCATGTCGGGAGAGCAGAGAACGCTACCGGGGGAGTGATGATGGTCGCTGTTCCGCCTGGAGATCCGTGCTGAACGCCAGCCTGGTCGATATAGCTGACATACCCCCCTGTCGGAGGCCCAGAGAGAGGCTGCACCGGCGCTACCAGAGCGCCTTGAAACACCATTCCTTTATTTGCCGCAACGGTTGCTGACGTGGTCGCGATGTAGAGACCGGCTGGTGCGCCCTGTTCTAAATGAGCGCCAAACAGATAGATCGTTGCCCCGCCAGTGAAGGTAGTCCACACTGGCATTGACGCCTGAGCGCCGGGAGTGCAGGTTACCTGATAAATCTGCCAAGTTGTTGTCAGAGTGAAAGTGGGGAGCTGATTGCTGTTCGGGTCGCATAAAGGAGTAAAGCTGTTCGTCATGCCGAGGCGGAAGTTCTCTCCGCCCGCCGCGCCGCGCGCCCAAATCGAAAAGGTATAGGGAACTGCAGCCGTGTAAGTAAAGATTCCGGCTTGCACCTGTCCTTGATATCCCGATGGAGCCAAGCTCCCCGCCAGAACGACTTTCTCCGCCGTGTTGGTTCCGTAGGGATCGGTAAAATCGCTGGTGTTGGTCGTGACGGTCAGCGCGGGGTCGACGAGGCTGTAATTCGGCCAATTGGTCGCAGGGACTTGGAACTGACTGTCTTTGACGAGGTTCTGATAAGGGCCGGTTCCGCCATAACCGATGTTCGGAAGCCCCGAAGATCGTACCAGAGCTCCGGTTCCGACCGGAGCTAGCCCGTTCTCTTTTGAGATGAACGTAAGGGCTGTTCCCAAAGACGAATGAAATTCGGAATCAAGTGATAATGTCGAGCCGCTGGTCAGGGCGACTGTATTGTTGACTACCGTATCTTTGAGACTGCCTTGCGCTCCGTTCTCAAAGAACACATCGTCAATCGAGCCATTCCAGATATTGCCATGACTGTCGATGCCCGTTACTCCATTGGCCAAAAGGCCGAAATGGAAGCCGCGCATCTTATTGTTTCTGAACTTTGGCCCCACGATGCCGCTGATCAGAAATGCATCGCTGCTCGAATTCCCGGTGATGTCGTTGCTCTCGTAGGTATCGAAATCGGCATGGGTGAATCCGGTATATTCGCCGAGGATTCCCTTCTGTGTTCCGGTCAGTCCTGAGATCGTGTTGCTTGCCACCAGCCCACGAGAAAACCCATCGAGCGTAATGATCGCTCCCTGACTGGTTGCCGGGTTAGTGATCACATTGCCGATCGCTGATGAACTAAGATAGGGGATGCCGCTGGTAATCCCACCGAGCGACATTATGTAATTGCCAATCCCATTCACGAAGGTGTTGTAGTCGTAGTGACACTGCCCCCCAGCCGTTTCCATCACGCTTTCGAGAAAAGAATTGTGGCTGATATCGCACCAGTTCGCATTGACGTTTACGCCGGAATCCTGAGTGAACTGGAAGGTGTTGCGCGAAATGTCGATATTGGTTCCTGCGACTTGCCCAAGATGGATACCATGCCCCCAGAGGTTTGAGAACAAGCTGCCTTGAACCGAAACGTTCTGAAGATAGTTTCCGAGGTTAAGGCACGCCGGATTGTTCAATGCGAACAGACCGGTGAAAGCAAGGTTTCCTCCCACGCAATTCAGGTTGCGGACCTGCACATTTACCGCGCGGTCGGGAACGATAAACAACCCCCAGCCATCCGACCCATGAGCGACACTTTTGAGCCCTACTTCATAAACCGTTCCGCCGCGATCCATCTCGACTGAGGTATTCGATGGAATAGAAATACCTGTGAATCCCGGGCCGGTTCCACTCTGCACGTTGAGCATGTAATTGCCCATCGGGATGACGATTTTCCCATTCGCCCCTGCGGCAAATGCGGAAGTGAAAAAGGAGAAATTATCAGTTCCCCAAATGACTCCCGCGCCGTCAATCTTGGTCACCGTGTAGTAGGCGGTTCCATCGGATCCTGAGACTGTTGGATAGATCTTGTCGCCTAACGCATAGCCATGACCCGATGCGATGACCATCCCAGAGCCCGTGGTGCCTGCGGAGATGATTCCACCTGTGGCTGTCAGCGTGGCTGTTCCAGAACAAGTTGCCGTGCCGCTGGCCATCGTTGCCGTAAGGCCGGAGAACTGATTGGAAGGCGACCAGCCGGGGGCATTGATGACAAAGGTTGCACCCGTCCAACTGCCGGAACTCGTAATCGTTGCGGTAACGGTTGAACTAGTCAGGCCGGTGCTATTGGGCGTGAGGACGCAGGTTCCAGTGCCGGTGATCGAGCCGCCCGTTGCCGCTGTGACTGACGACAGACCATAGTTCGTGATAATGCTGACTTGCGCACCTGTCCCGCTTCCCGAAGTCGTTGTGGCGAAGACGCCTGAATAATATCCAGTACCTCCGACCGTCAATGTGAGGCCGTAGGAATCAGGAACCCCAACGAGTGTGCTGGTGCTGGCCGGCGTGGTCAATGTCACATGGCTGGTATCGGTAAATCCGGCAACCGTCGTAATTAGAGGATTTCCGCTTGTGCCTGCTCCCTGCACTTCGATGGTCTTGCCGACATCTGTGTTATGAAACGGAGCCGACGGGCTAGAGAGGACGTTAGAGCCTGCGGTCATCTGTCCATCAACGACGCTCTGCGCATCGCTGATAGCCCCATAATCGAGAACGCTGATCGAAGGAACGTTGAGGTTCCTGCGCGCGGACTGAGAGGTTACCGCGTTCGTTCCTCCGCTGGTAATTGCGATGGGCGTGGGAAGCGAGGATCCGGTAAGTAATCTCCAAGTGTGTGTCGAAGGATCGCAGGTATAGATATCGCCGTTGTACTGCTCAAGGCTGTTTGCTGGAGTGCAGGCCCCCGCAGGAGCGATGTTGACGATATTGATGGGCGGGAAGCGGTTTTGCGCAAAGGCCGGAAGGCACAAAAGCAGAACCAGGAGCCTCTTAATCATGCAGGGCCACACAATCCACTTCATTGAAGCTCGACGCGTCTGCTGTTGCCGCCGTCACGATCACGGTAATGTTCGTCGCTGATTTGGCCGAAAGTCCAAGGATCGGCGTCCCGGTAGGAGTCACTCCCCAGCAGACAGGGGTGTAACTCGTATCCGCGAACGCTGCGGTCCATGCATAGACTGTCGTTTGAGTTGCGCCGGCAGATGCTGCTGTAGGTGTAGTCGCGCCGAATCGCTGATGTTTGAGTCCCGTTCCCTGTCGGACACTGGTATCAACCGTAGCGCCCTGAACCATGTCGAATGGGCTGTTGACTGAGCTTCCTGTGCCGGGTTCGCAGATGGCGAGGCGGTTTGTGGCCCCGGTCGGATCTTTTACTCCAAAGTCACAAGTGGCCGCTGCTCCGCCTTTAATGTTGACGTCCGTTCCTGCTCTGCCCGTCAGGGTGTCTGCGATGAAGGAGCCGAAATCTCCGGTAGAAGGGATGCTGGCGAAGGTGCTCAGGCCGGTAACATCACCTGCAGGGGTGTTTTTCGAGCCCGAATCAATGGCGTGCCATTCGAACGATGCATTGTTGGTTCCATCCCAGTCATACAGACCTGTCGACCGCGCTCCCGAACCCATTAGGGGCGCCCAGATCGATGCGCCTGTGGTATTCCGTCCCTTAATTGCCACCGCGCCAACTCCAGCGAAGTGTTGGGTACCCCTAATCTCAGGGTCTTGGGCGGTGCTTTCGTAGATATCAGCGACTGTGTTGACTTCGAAGTACGTCCCTTGGATCTTGGTGCCGATGGCTGAGTCGGTGATTCCGGTGTTTGAGCATCCTTGCACATAACCGCCCGAGATGATGACCCCGACCGTCGTTCCCCCGGTTGAATCAACCACGATTCCGTCTGTGCATGCCGTTGAAACTTCTCCATCGACAGTGGGGTTGAAGAGATTCACCCCTCCAGACCCTGCGGTGATGTGAACCGGCAAAGTCACGCCTTCAGTTGCAAGGTTATAAACCGGAAAATAGAAGGAACTCCGCAGAATCAACCCATTCGCCATATTCTTAAAGGCAGGATTGACCAGCGCGGCGCCGAAGCGAAATTGCGTAACATCCATGCCGGTCACCGAAGCATGGCCATTTCCGTCAAGCCGGGCATTCCAGATCTGCGCATAGAAAGCATGAGTGGTGTTTTTGATCAGCGTTACGCTGTCCGCTCCGGCTTCGAGGATCGCGCTGCGATTGAAATCCCACTGCACATAATCGGCTGGGGTGCATCCATTGACATTGGTTACCGAGTAATAGCCGTCCTGAAAGACGACTCTTCCGCCTCCGTTTGCCGTTGCAGCATCGGTTGCTTCCTGACACCCCCCGGTACCTGATGCGGAG